CTAGACGACGCCTAAAGTTGACGTGCTGGGTCAGAAACGGACCCCTGCTCGGGGGCAGATTGAATGAAGAGTTTGTAGTTCTTCGAGCCGTCTTCCGGATTTTTTCCCAGAAATACGGAGAAGATCGCGTCATCGCCGAAAATCATTACTGTTACTCGTCCAGTTAATGGACGGGGCTAACTGTTTCCATTAGCCTCTACTCGTCGCCGAGTAGATCGGACTATACCATCATCCTATTTCTAGGAGCAGCCCCTCTAGTCTCTACACCTTCCTGTTTCCAGGCTTGGCTCGGTATTGACTCCTAAGAGTTATCCACCGAATTTGGGCTGTGTTCGAGAGCAGTTACCCGCTCAAGCTACGTTTCGTTCATAGGTGTTATAATAAGTATTGCTACTTATCGTAACTGTCGGCGCAGTGGTCGTCTGTTTGAACGTCACACCGGCGAACGAGATGACATCCTCATTCTTCGGAAGCTCAAACAGCATCTTGGACATTTCTGAATCGCGCTTCAAAATGTCGGTCAGACCGTTGAAGCTCGTATCGTTCAGGATGTCGCGGACCACGTTCGGATGCACAATTCCCCCAAATTTATTGTTGACAAGGGGTCTTGCATTCACCGAGACCAAGGACTGTACAGCAGAGCGAAGGTTGTTCGCGGTGAGGTACGAGCCGTTGGCCAGTTGGATGTTGACCAGGCTGTCAACCGCAACTGCGGAGTCCGCTGTGATCTGGACAAGGCTGTTGAGGGTGAGGGCCAGGCGGTAGTTCAAGGGTGTTGTGGGTCCCGGGGTCACCCCCGAGGCCGCTCTTGATGTTGCCATCAAGTTCAGGCTCTATCATCGTCCAGTTAATGGACGCGCTCCGTATTAGTCGTTACGCCGCTCTTTTCGAGTTGGCTCGGGATTGTCCGCAAGGGAGTTCCCCCGATTTGGGAGCGTTTACCGAACTCAAGTGTTTAAGTTCGTTGGCCAGATTCTGTAGCAGGCCGGGATCATCGCGTGTTGTTTAGGCCGTCGCTGTCACCAGCGGGGCGCTCTCGACCTCACAGTCGAGATCAGACTCTATCTTCGGCGTTAGTATGCCGTCCGGTACATTAGTCGTTGGGATGCTACACCGTACCTGAAGGGTACGAATCGTTTGAAACAGCCGGGTCCGTTCTTCTTTGTTCCAAGTATTCTTTAGGCGGACAAACTGTAAAACGATATTCGCTATTTCCTTCTTGATGACGAGGTAGGGCAGAATAGCTAGAATGAAATTCTCGATGTTCTGCTTACCGTAGAGCGCCCACAAGTTGTTATCTCGGTTGGTTGCTGCGAGATATTCGTGTTTGCTTACTTTTCCTTCAAACAAAGACTCGATCCACTTAATGAGAGATTCGTTCGTGCTGTTAATCATCACGTAGGCACCGAACGCCTCGCCTTTATTGTCTCGAATTCCTATAGCACCCTCGGTGTCAACAATACCGGCCAGGTAGGCCATAGACTCTCGCTTAGACATCGAGCGGGTATCTGTGGTCAGATGGTTGTTACTGTTGACCTTCTTGATTTTCTCTGCGATCCGCAACCGCTCTTCTTGGTTGGGTTCGCTGCCGAGGTCCATATACTCCAGCACTGTGTTCGCCGCTGCCTTCTTAATAAGAAGATAGGGAAGGAGTTGGACAATCAAATCTCGAAGGGCTTGCTTTCCATACAGCTTCCAGTGGTACATCTTTTGGTGGCCGTTGGCTTGATCGTAGCCATACAAATTCCCGCCAAAATGTTGTTGAACCCACTTGCACAGCTTTCGACTTGTAACACCAATTGAGATGTATGGCTGAAAGCTGTTGCTGTTGCAGTCCTTCTTGCGAATGACTGAGATGCTGATGGATCCGTCGCCGTCTACCAAACCGGCAAGGAAGGCTAATTTTGAAGTTTTCGTCATGGTGAAGTTATCTCCGTCTTGTTTATGGGTTGATTATACCACAAATATTGACGGATTTCACCGGATTAGGCGACCATTGTGTTAATCGCCACGTCGAGCGCAAGCACTTCGTTTTGGATTCCGTCATATTGCGGACCGCTCTCTACGTCGCCGTAGAGTTCAGACTATATCTTCAGTCCATTAACCGGACTGTCTGGCGTGTAGTCGTTAAGGGTTCCGATTGCTCGGTCTTCCCTCGGGATTGCCTACTAGAGGTGTCCCCCGAAATAGCCAGATTAAGTGACCTTTTACCTATCACTGGAGTTGATAAAATCGGCGTACTGCCCGATAGTAGCAACGATCTTGTTGCTCGATTCGCTGATTGGTGACCCCACGGTTCCCTCAGCCGCCTGGTTAAGGTTGGCTGCGAGCAGAGCGTAGGTGTAGAACTGAATCTGGTTACCTTGACGCAGAGGCAGCGGACGCTGCTTGGTCATGGATAAGAACGGGGTCTGAGCTTTGAGGTTAGGAACCGCCTCTCGCTCGTAGTGGATTGCTACCAAGTTCGGGAGCGCCCCGCTCGTGACGATACTAGCTGGTGAATAACTCATGGTTATTCCTTTGTTTGTTAGTTATGAGCGCCGGGCCGCGATCCTCTCCCGTCTAACCCCACCAAGTAATCTCTTGATTTCGTCGTCGGGAAGTTTATCGAGGTCCTCGACTGAGGGCGCTTTTCGTTCTTCAGGAGGAGCAACGGGTGTTACGTCGCCTCGCTGAATACCTAAAGCCGCTCTCGGGCGCGTCTCCGTGCGAACAATCCGTTCATCGGGGCGCGGCGCAGGTGCCGGTTCTTGTGAAACCGTTACCGGCGGAGGGGTTGGAGGAGCTTGCGGTTTCGGAGCTTTGACCATCAAACCGTCATTGCTGAGGTCCGCGAAGGCTTCCTCAAGATTTTCGACCGTCCAGTGTCCGGCATAGTAGAGCTTGTACATTCCGGCATCGGCGTTGGGAACGGGAGTTCCCGCTTTATATTTGCCGATCCACTGGATGATGCGATTGAAATTCGTGTAATTTTCGTCCCCGTAATAATCGGGGTTTCTCTGTAAGAATATCCGACAGACTCCGTCGGTTTCAAGATTGGCCTTGGCTTCCCGGCCTTCCTGCGCGAGAGTAAAGAGTTCGTCCGTGGTCACGCCGCGAGTCTTCTTCAATAGGAAATCATTGGCTGCGACTGGGTCGGATTCCCACAGGGTCTTATACTCGAAGATTTCGTCGGCGGTCATCTGCCGAGTTTGCGGGGCCGGAGCGGGCTGCGGGGCTACAGGCTTAGGCGTGGTGCCGAGTTTCAGCTTGAGGTTCTGCTCCCGGATTTTCTTGGTCGCGTTAAGCTGGGCCTTGCCCATGCCGAAGACCAGGAGTTCGTCCTTAGTCTTGCCCCAATATGTCTGCGGGCTGCCGCCGAGGTCATTGGACAGGGTCAGCTTCCACTGGCCTTTTTCCTTCTCCAGGGTGATCGTGCCGTCCTCAACCTGATAGACTTTCGGTCCCTCGGGCTCGGGCTCGGTGGGAGGAATAACGGCCCCTGGCTCGGGTTCGTATGCGGGGGGCGCTGGTTCCGGGGTCTGTCCCAATGACGGGAGAATGACCTCCGGGTTAAGACCTTGATGTTCGTCCAAGAGCAGATCGGGGTCGATCTCGTCCTTAGCCGTCATGTCGAAAGATACGTTACCCGCGAAGATATCGGGGTTGCCTGCTGAGTCTAAAAGCCACGGGTCTACTACTTGGTTTGCCATTTATCATTCCTCTCGTGTAATCCACACGGACGGGGTATTTTGTCCATTAACTGGACGGGTTAGTTGGTTCTTTGCGCTGCCAGCACATCATTAGCCTTGCGAACTTCGTGTGCGTATTCCAAAACTTCTTGTGACGGAGCGTTGGCGAAATCCACGGCCCGCTCGATGTCCGCTTTGAACTTCGTTGCGAACTGGTCGAGGGCGTAGAGGGCGGCGTGCGAGGCGATGATGTTCGGATCGCCGGGCGGCAGCCTCCGGTGTTGCTGGTCTAGGTCGTCTACATACGATTGTATCGTGTCAGTAAAGATTTCCCAGCTAGGGGAATTCACCAGAGGCCGTAGTTCCCGCCCGAGTTCGTACAACCGCAGGTCGTTTTCTAAGGTATAGGTATCGCGCTCGTCGCTCATTAGGCCAAGCCTTTCATCAGGGCGTCAAGATCCACGTACCCTTTGGCCGGGGGCGGCGGGGCCGGAGCAATTCGTCCAGCACGGCCTGTCTTGAGACGGTGAGCCTCGTTGATGAGCTTGTCCAGTTCATCGGGCGGCAGGTTATCGTAGTCGGTTCCCGCAACAGCGGCGTCGTTGGTATGGAAATTAGGCTGGTTCATTCTGGCTCCTAATGAAAATCCTTCATTACGGATGGTTGTGTCCGGTTAATGGACGGTTACTGTCAAGCCAGCGAACCAAATCCGGTAGTCTGGGCGTATGGGCTTCCAGTAAGTTCTTCTGGCTCTACTGCTTTTTCGAAACCGACCCTCAACGCATGTCTTGCGGCCTGCGCAATGTTACTGGCATCGTCTTGTGCTGCTTTTGCTTGTTCCTTCTGAGCGGCCAGGGCCTGTTGTTGCTGGAACTTCCGCTCCTGCAATCCGCCGGGCGACATCTGCTTCTGACGTTGCAGGTCTTGCGGAGTCATGGGCACAATAACGTCGTTCATATTTTTGAACTCGCTGGCCTCAAACCACATATGAATGACTTCGTCTACGTTAACCTTCTTGCCTTCAACCGACAGTTGTGACAACACTTCAGGGTTAGACAGGAACTGCGATAACATCGGCAACGCCTGAGCCATGTTCCGGCGGGTCTGCATCTTACTTCCTGCAAGAATATTAAACTTAACCGGTGCATTGAGTATGTCCAGCAGGTCTCCGGGTTTGCCTTCTTCATCGAGGTATGAGTGCCTGAGTTCGTCGGACATAATGAACTCCAACTGCGACTCCGGAAGCATAGCCCGGTTCATTTCCTGGAAGGCATATAGCAGCGGCACGAAAACCTGCCGCGCCAACCGGTCGATGAACTCCGAGATATGGTTGGACGCGCCCTGCATCAGACCTTGAGCCCCGGCAGAGCTTCTGGCCATGTTTGAGTGTCCGGACGACCCGGCTTGACCGAGAGTGCTGATGGGGTTGGCGGACGAAACAGTATCCACCCTGTTCTGGGACATCGCCAGCAACTCCCCGGCTTCGGGGACGGCGGCGGTGCGTTGCAGGGGTTCGATGTCGCCTTGGGCGTCAACCTCTATGATCTTGCCCGGGCCGATGCGGATGCTTTGCGTAGGCACGGACTTTCCGCGCACACGAACGAGCGGAGCATTGAGGTTCAGCGAAGCATTGTCCAGCAGGAGGTGGGTAACACCCATTTGCAGACGCTGCTCGCTTCCGATTGTGCGGCCCAAGCCCAAGGACCAGAAAGC